AAACCCCATAATTAAATGGAAGCCTGCTGTTTTCCCCTCCAACGATTGTCTGGGCTCGCTGCCTAGCCTTGTATCGATCTGATCCTTCGGCCTCCATAGCGGCCTGCAGACCGCTGGCCATACGCTCCTTCACCGTTGGAGTAACTGACGTAACTTCACCCGGCGCGTTGCTGTCAAAGATGCCAGCGCTGTACCGGCTCTTGTTCCGAGGGGTGTTGTACCGCTCGATCAAGTCCGCCAGCATGGGGTCATTGCTTTTATCTATGTTGCCTGCGCCCATAACGGCTCCTTGCGTAGATCCGCCATCATATCGCGCCTACGTTGTCAAGTCACGCGCTCAAAGTACCTGATCGTTCTAATCAAACCCTCATCTAGCGCGATCTTCGGTTCCCAGTCAAGCACTTGTTTTGCTACCGAAATGTCCGGCTTCCTCTGCCTCGGATCATCCGCCGGCAACGGTAAGAACACAATATCAGACTTGGAACCCGTCAGTTCTAACACCCGCTGAGCAAACTCAAGCATCGTAAATTCACCCGGATTGCCAATATTGATCGGTCCGGCGCAATCCTTGGCCATCATCTTAACCATCGCCTCGATCAGATCGTCAACGTAACAAAAACTACGAGTCTGCGTGCCGTCACCGTAAATTGTGATCGGCTCACCCCTGAGCGCCTGCACGATAAAGTTGCTCACAACCCGCCCGTCATCCGGGTGCATCCGGGGGCCATAGGTGTTGAAGATTCGCACAACCCTGATCTGAACCTGATGCTGACGCCAATAGTCAAAAAACAACGTCTCAGCGCACCTCTTCCCTTCGTCATAGCAACTGCGCACGCCAATCGGGTTCACACGGCCCCAATAACCCTCCGGCTGCGGATGCACCTCTGGATCGCCATAGACTTCGCTTGTACTCGCCTGCAAGATCTTGGCCCCAACCCTCTTGGCCAACCCAAGCATATTGATCGCGCCATGCACGCTAGTCTTAGTCGTCTGCACCGGATCGTACTGGTAATGCACCGGCGAGGCAGGGCACGCCAAGTTGTAGATCTCATCAACCTCAACGTACAACGGAAACGTCACGTCGTGACGCATCAACTCAAACGCCGGGTTAGACATCAAGTGCTCAACGTTGCGCTTGCTCCCCGTAAAAAAATTATCTACACAGAGAACCTCATTACCTTGCCCTAGTAAAGTCTCGCAGAGGTGAGAACCTAGAAAACCAGCACCGCCAGTGACAAGGATCCGCTTCATTTCATCTGATCCATGTAGCACCCTCCGTAAACCCTAGCCATCTTGAAAAACAAACTGTCCTCAATCAACGCCTCAGCCTGCGGCGCAAACGCCAACGTCATAAAGTCCGCAATCACCCGCAAGTTCACCTCGTGCCTCGTCTTCCCCTTTACGCCAACAAAGTGCGACGCCTGCCCGTCCTCCGACAGCACATCTGTTAGGATCAGTGCGTCCGGGTACCTTTCCCTCCACCGGTCAACTAACCGCCGGTCGTCAGATACCACCGCGGCATCACCGTGCTCTCTCAGCAGCATCTCGAACCTCTCCGGGTCATGCCCCTTGTCCGAGCCCCTCAGATGCACCAACTTTTGCGGCCTGACGTTCAGCATATTTTCCAACTCAAGCGACATTTTTATCTTTAGGCGCTTGGCCAGCGTCACAAAGTTCCACGCCCGGAACCCAATGTTCGGATGCACCCACACCCCAACATCTCCGTCCGCCTTGCTTAAATCAAACTCAACCAAATCCTGAACCCGGTACGCCCAACGCCCCATCGGCTTGGCTAACGCACCAGTCCAAAACTCCGGATAGCACTCCCCTTCCGGCAATGCATCATCAAACCCGTCAATACTGAAATACCGGTAGAACCCTTCTACCCAGCACTCGTCCGTCCAATCAACGTAAAGTTTCCGGTTGTGCTTAACCGCAATATCCACACAATACGAAAGCGACTGCAGCCTGTCCGCAAACCCCTCATACCCCTTGTGGATAACCCACTTAGCCATGCCGTCCGCCGGTGTAGTCATGGTTGATCACAACCTCATCCGCGGGAATCGATGACCAATGATGCGTGTGCTTATCCATCCGGTTGTACGTCTTGGGCAGCCACAACGGGCTCACGTCAGCGCCCTCGTTGTACACCCAATCCAACTCGGGATCATCAGGAGACTCCCGGCCTACCATCCGCTCCTGCCAACGCTTGAGCAGGTTGTACGCGCCCTCGGTCCAGCCAAACTTGACTACGCCGCTCGAACACAACAGCCTGTCCCGCTCCACCCGGCCATCCAGATGATGATTCGTATCGGCTGACCAGTTGTACACCGCAAAATCATGCGGACCAAACAACAATTCCGGGAACCGCCACACCTCAGTGTCAATGTCCATCCACACCACCGGCCGTGCGTGCAACTGGAACATCTCTAAAATGAACTGAGGCTTGTACGCCACCGCCGTCTGCCAACTTGGGAACTGCGCAACCTCGCGCACGTCCCACATCAGATCAAAGTCATCAAGCGACGCCTTCAACTTCTCCGCTAACTCGGGATACTTGCCGTTCGGCGTAAAGAACGACACAAACACCGGGCTCTCAATCACTTCAACTCCTCTTTATCTGTTTACCATCTTGTCAAACACAGGAAAAAACTGAGGGTGCCGGTCATATTGATGTATAACCGGAACAACGCCCCCGTCGTAATTCAAAAGGAAACACTCCTTTGAGAACAAGAACTTTTTCTCATGCGAGACAGTTTGCACTTCAGAGAACCCGTGCTCCCTCACAACAGCCCCCGGCATCCCGCCAGAGTAAAACTTGTAGTTGTGTATCCCCTGATCAGCACCGACAAGGTACGCAAAGTTCTGCGAGAGTTTCTCCTTGATCTCCGCGCACATGATCTCTAAGTATTCCGTCACCCTGCCGCAAGAGCCAAGAGTGGTTCCAGAGCACAGCACAGGGCCGTCCGAGATTTCCTCGCAAACCCTATCTCCGTAGTAGTGACGAATCCAATTGCTGTTGAAAATGCAATCCCTGATCTTGGCCGGCTCCGTATACAAGTACAAACCGTCATCAAGCACAAACGGAGAACTTTGAAAGATCACATCCCGCGAATCAGTCAAGAACACCGACCCACAGTCTTGGTTCTTCCGCAGGAAATCTAACGCCGCAAAGTACCGATTGATCTCCGGCGCGGCGTGCCACGAGTGTTCACAAACAACAATCTCAACCCCGTAGTCCTTCGCAAACCCACTCATCTCACCAACCTGATTCGGCCTGATCAAGAACGCTACACGATCCTGATACACCTTCCTCAAAGACCGAATGAACGGGTACAACACAACCGACTGATACCCAAACGCTGCAGAGACTACGATGTTCAAACCTACCCCTCAAAAAACTGCCGGTGGTGAATTCTGAGCATAGCAAGCCCATACCGTGAAGCACAGACTCGCTTTCCTGCCGTATGGAGCCATCCATCGCACAGCATCCCAGACTTCTTTCAACCACCCGGCTCTTGGATTCGCCCACCGCCCCCGCTCTGGCTTGCTCGTGTAACGGGGTTATTCAATGCCACCACCGACGTACCGCATGGCAAGGGCAAGACGTAGAACGCAAAAAAGCCGTTAAGTCTGACCCCGGTGGAATCACCCAAAACTTGTGGTTTCGGGGCACCCCATACGGGGTCGGGATCAGGCTTAACGGCTCTCTTTGCGAAGATTCCACTCCTCACTCCGCAGATGTTAGTCCATCTAAGTGTGACGTGTCAACAACCTCCTCGCAATCGGGGCACAAGTTCTCTGCCCAACGCACCTCAAACACGCGCTTGCACTTGGCGCAATACCCCTGCAGGGCGAATTCATCACTGTGCATACGGGTTCTCCCTCTTCCTTGATCGGCCACTGTCAACGTAATCATCCTCGTCCCAGTCCTCCGGGGGCGGTGGATCAATGTCTAGCCACCCACTGTCCCGAAGGTACCTCAGAGCCTGCGTACAGGCGTCAACGTAATCGTCATGAGTAGACGCAGGGAACGAGCAGATCTGCGATACGAAGCCTTCTGCCCAGTCCTTGACGTACCCCTTGCGACGATCGCTCTCCGGTATCCAGACCCGGCCCCGCGCAATAATGTTCGAGACGATGTTCAGGCGTTGCGTCTTGTCTGCGTTGCCGGGGTTGTATGCACGCACGGGCAGGTGCGCCCTTTGTAGGTCCTGTATTAGGCTGATGCCGGCGGACTTATCCTCCACGAGGATCAGGTCCACCCGCTTCTTCTCCTTGCCCTCTCCGAACACCGCCTCGTACTCCTCGATGACCTTGGGCCGCAGATCCGGGTACTGCAGCCGGTCCTGCCAGCAATCGATCACCATCGCGGCCATCGGGCCATCAAGCGGCTTAAACACCCCAAACGTAATCTGCGCAGTCGGGTCGTTGACCGTCTTGTCAGTGTTCGCGCAGTCGTAACTCTGAATGATGTACTCGAACTTGGGGAACTCCTTGCCGGCCGGCCAGAGTTTGAACATATCGCGCTTGACGATCCCGGCCTCCTCCGGGTCGATGATCTCGGCGTAGATCTCTTGGCGGCCGAGTGTGGTGCCCTCGTACTGCAGGATCTGCTTGCGGAAGTTTGCGCTCAGGTTGTCGAGGTTGGTATACGTCGAGGCGGTGGTCACCGCTACGTCGTCACCGTCCCGGCCGATCAGGTCGATGATCAGGTCCTTTGGCCGCGGCGTAGTAGTGCAGATGATCCGCGTCTGCTTGCCCAGTCGCACGCCGAACTGGATCTGGTCCCATGCCTCCTGCAGGTATTCCCATGCCGCGAGTTCGTCGCACCAGCCGCCGTGGAACTGGGGGCCGCGGAAGCGATCTGGCTCCGACGCAGGTATCCCCTTGATCAGCGAGCCTGACGTTAGTTTGAGTTCGTGCAGCGCCTTGTTGTAGTCCGCGATCAGCGCCTGCGGGATAACCGACATCAACCCCGAGTCCCCCTCGAAGCACGTCGAGCGCACGTCACTGCTCGTAGGAGCCGCTACCAGCCATCGCGTCCCCGGCTGGGTATGTGCCCACCATCCGATCTGCTCCGCGGCCGTGCGCGTCTTCCCAGCGCCCCTGCCGGCCAGCAGCAGCCAGACTGACCACCAGTCCCCCGCGGGAATGATCTGGTGCCTGTGCGCCTGCTGCAGCCACCTCATCCGCCATGCCCATGCCACCTGTTGCTCGACCGGCAGCGTCAGGAACTTGCGCTTTGTTTCGGGGTCCTTGAGGATCTCGACCACGTCAGGGGGCAGTTTCCCCCCACTTTTAGGGGCGTTTCCCACTTTCATTGGTACTGGCCAGCGAGCGATCGAGACAATTTCCCACTTTGACCCCTAAAACAGGGGTGAAAATGGGAAGTCACTCTTCGATCTGCCTTGTCATCTCGGTGTTCTTGAGGATGCTCTCGAACATCTCGCTGGTCTGGATGTTCACCTGCAGCGGGTTCTCTGCGTCACCAGCAAGGATCGACCGATCGCCGTACTTCTTGGGGTTGAACTTGGCCAGCAACTTGAGCCGGGTCTCCACCTGCAGCCGCCGGAAGTTAACGTCATCCGACTCCACAATCGACTGAACAATGGCGCCAGTCTTGGGGTCTGTGCCAGTGGTTACGCGCCGCGCCAGCGTTGGCGTATCAGCGATCTGCAAGCACTCCTCGGCCATCTTGTCGTAGCCGATATCACGGGCTCGCGCGATGGCTGCGGATAGAGCCTCGTCGCGCCCCATCCAATCATAAACAGTCCGCCACTCAGGCATATGCTCACGCCTGCAGATCTCTCTCAATGGAATCCCTTCAGCCAGTCCTTCGCAGATCTCCTGCGCTATCGCGGAACTGTACTTAGACGGCCTTCCAGTGGTCTTTTGTGGCGTGGTTGGTATCTGAGGCTCTCCCGCGGCTTGCGGGGCCTCCTGCGCCCGTTTAGCGGCCATTGCGGCCTCGAATGCGCCCTCGATCTTCGCGGCTTGCGCCGGCGTTACTGCGTTCTTGCGTGTTTTCTTCGTCGCGTCCGACATAGTTTCAGTCTCTTTGCGGTGAAGCCTTGATTTTACAAGGTATTTCACCGCAACGCTACAACTACAACGAACCCAGTCGGTGCCCAGTCGGTTCCCAGTGGGTTCCAGCGTGGTTCCCAGTGGGTTCAAAAAAGGCCCCGGAGGGCCTGTGTTCAAACAACCGCTGCAACACGCGCATCAAGCGCATCAATCATCTTCTGGGACTATTCCATCCACGAGCCATTGAGACCGTGGATCTTCATCTGGGCGTCCATCCACTCCTTGACTGCGGTGTACTCAGGCTGCAATTCTTTGCGAAACTCAGCCTTTCTTGCTTGCAGGTCCTCAAACGCCTGCCAGCGCTTTGCCTCACGGGCGCGGAGGTCACGGGCCAATTTTGCTGCGTAGATGTAGTAGTTAGACATTTTGTTTCCTTCGCTGTTAGTTGGGGGCCGGAGCCCCCGGTTGGTTACTTAAACGCG